CAGATCTACAAGACAAGAGATCTACATATTTTCAAGCTAAGTCTGTTATATGGACATCGAATAGATCAAGATTTGATATGTCTTCACTAACTAATGCGGAAGCAGTTATTCGTCGAGTCGATCTAAAAATTAGACAAAAACCACATCCAGATTTTGCTAAATCTGACACGCAAAACGGAATAGAAGTTCAGGTGTTAGATCAAGCTAAGGTTAATAAAGCCATAGCTGCGAAACAAAGTGGAAAACACACTTCGATGCTGGATTCAAAGAATCCGATGTTGGATTGTATTTTGTTTGATGTAATAGATAAGGATTCTCCTAATGATAATGTTATTGAAGGAGAGATAAATCTGAGTTTCTGGGATATTGCAGAACGAGTGGTGAATACGACCATTAATAATATGAAATATTTTGAGGGATTTCATCAATCTCTTGAAGATCATATGGATGACGCCATTCAAAGATGTAAATCAGGAACTTGGACACGTCCAAAGTTTACTGCGCAAGCTGGACAGCTTGAAAAGAGAAGTTGGGATTTTGTCATGAATCAAGTTTTCATGAACAAACATCGCACTCTTTCCAATTATTTAACTGGATCAGTGCACTTTTCACCATGGGATCACCAACAAGATTTCATGAATTGTAAGAGACCAACATCTCTTTTTGATACGGATATGAGACCTATAATGTCAGATGACAAATTTAAAGAATTGCAAAAGTTATTCGCACCAATTAAGATGTCACAAGTAACATATGAAGAGATTGCCTACACACAAAGAATTGTGAGGTCGGCGTGTTTTTGTATGGATTCTGCAAAGGCTCACAAAGTCACTCGAGCGTGGTGGACTGCAAAAATTGCATTCGATCAAAAACTTCCAGGTGAAATGACTGATGATGTGTTTACGAATTTATTCATCACAGCCTGTAAGCAACTATATGGTGAGATTATTCCAATCTCAGAATCAGAACTCTGTTTCCATCAATATGATAAGGAAGAGAGAATAGCTGGCCTGCACTATAAAATAGCAGGAACGATAGATGATATTCATAAATATGTCAATACAAGATTTGGAATGGAACCAAAACAATTCTATATGATTGCTGGAGCTTTCACTCTGGCCTTTGGATGGTTTGGAGTTGGATTAGCAAAGAAAATATTTAAATACTTTGTACCAGCTGAGCCAACTAAAGCTAAGCAAGTGCTTACTACTAAACTAGCAAGATCACGAGCTGAAGGACTTTATTCCATGGATAAGATGAAAGCATTAGCCCGAAATTCTGTTGAATATGATACAGATAGGACTAAAGCAATTAATAGAGTTATGACAGAAGGATATGATACTGATAAGACTAAGGGTCTTCAAAGGTTAGTAACTGAAGGTTATGACACGGATAGGGCGAAAGCGATCCACCGTGCCAAAGTAGAATTAAGTCTAAGTGACTTTATCCCTTCAGGGTCAACTGCCCCAGAAGGTCATAAGAATTTGAGAGGACAAACGTATGAGGAACTTTCCCTAGCCGAAAAAGCGCTATGGAATTGTATGCATGCAGATGTACGTCCTATTCAGAAGAAAATGGCTGCCATCGGAAAAACCTTTGGAATTCAAGCTTGCACTGATCAAAATGCAGCTGAGATAGTTTCAGTTTGCTATAAAAATATGTACAAGCTTGAGCGGTTTGTAA